GGCGCTAGAACCACACAGCGGTCGTAGTGCATACTGTGCATCACGGACTCTATGATGCGCATGTTGCAGCGCATCTGGCGCTCGACGAGCACGCACTTCGCGTTGTCGAAGAAACGCGCGTGGCGCCCCACGAATGCATGCACATACTCGGCAAAGGCATGTAGCGTCCACTCGCCACGATGGACTCAGAGTTCCAGTAGCATACGGAGTCGCTCGCACAGTCGAATACGCAGATCCCGAGGTTCTTGATGCCAACGTCAATCGAGATTATAAACTGGTTCATCGCTATTTGCGGTATTTTTTTAACGCTATATACTGGTGAATTGGAAAGTTTATGGAACTAGTGGCTGCTAGATCGCTGCGTATAGACACGACTTGCTTGCCCACAGAGGAATACAACTTAAACTTACATATGAAATTTCTTAATAAACATGCAAAACACGACACAAACACAATCAAAGCCACAAACCACACCGTCGACTCTGACGATATCAAATCAGTCCACACACTATCAGTAACGTTTTCGAAGAGCGTCATTTTATGCAATAATATTAGATTTATAATCGAGTATTAAATCAAGCAAAGCTGACGAGAGCGCGCCCGTCGCGGATCTGCAGCCAGTTGTAGCTCACGGCCCACACGTCGATATAGAACTCTGCGTCAGTAGCATGGTCTTTGCCCGGCAGTGCGCTCACGTCAAACGACAGCTTGGCGTGTGACACCTTCGAGAAGTTGACGGAACCGGACGGATGGTCACCCTCAGGGTCGATGCAGAGCGGGTAGACGAAAATAGACTTGTCATCATGCGCGTGCTCCATCTGGGACATCGCACGATCAATCCTCAGTGAAGACACTGTGCCACTCTGGTTGGACGAGTGGAGCATGTTGTTCTTGGTCTTGTTGTGGTCGTTGTTCCCGAAAACACTGCGCTGGCGTCCAACGACCATATCCTTGAGGTAATCGCGCGAGACGCCGTCGTTGATTGCATTGTGGCGCTCCGTGCCGTTGAGGCAGAGTTTGATATTGTTAACGTCGAGGTGCACGGCCCACTGACGTTTAATCCCGCCGATGTGACCCATACGCGAGTTTGAAACTCCATCGACTTTCGGGTCTCCAGTCGCATCGCCGTGGAAGGCGAAATAATTCTTGCCAGAGGGGCCCCGCTTCAACATCCCGTTATCAACAAGAGTAGTGACATCTGGCGTCATCTCTGACGTGCGGCGCAGTGTGAAGATGAGCTCCTTCACAGGATGCAGGAAGTTGAGGTCGATGTCGACCTTGTATGCCGTTCCGCTCTCGGTGCACTTGAACGTCTTCATCTCGCGCACATGCTGCCATTCCTCAATAAGGCGGACCTGCTCCTTGGATGCAAGCGCCGTCGCCTCGGGTCCAGAAAAGCTGTAGTAGTGGCAACGCAGACGGAAATGCTTGAAGATGCCAGCCGTGAACGATGGAATTTGATACACATTAGTCAATTCAGCATATCGGTGGCACTGCATGAGCTCCTCGAGGGAACGCAGGCGTAGCGTCACACGGATGTCATTCACGCCGTGAATCGCGGCCATGGGGAAGTACTTTCCGGGACTCTTGGTAAAGAAGAAATCGAGCGGGACGTGGTACTCTTTCTTGGAAATGTCTGGAGCCATCGAAATACGCGCACCGTCATCATTCGTGGCGGGTGTGCTGATAACGCGACTCCACGGAGAAGCCCCGTCCGTTGCCGGATACTCGTCAATTCCGGCGTAACCCTTACCAGTATTAATAGCCCATGGAACCTCCGCCACGTCCTTCATCATCGCCGACGTGCCCGTCGTACCAACCTGCGTCGATTGGCGCGCGTTCTTCTGCTTGAGTTTGTTCATAATATAGAGCTGGTCACCACTGACGCGCTGCAGGACAGTCGACCCCACGGTGAACTCTGCATAGTCAATCATGGCGTACCCCACAGACTCCACCCACGAGTACGTATGCGTCTCCTCCCTCACAGTCGGCTTGTTGAACGCGAATGCGAGGTCCATATGACCGAGGAGGTTGCCGCTCTGCGGGAGAAGGAACTGGATCGTCTGGCCCAGCGACGCGTTGTTCACGGGCTCGACGTCCACGAGCTCCATCTGGAAGTTGGACGTGCGCTGGTATCCCGGGTCCACAAAATACGACTTGGAGTTGTCAAATAGAAGTTGGTCCTCCACACCCTGGTTGAGGGCCATGTGCGATGACGGCATGGCTGAACACTCTACTATTGAGAGAGTCAGAAAGTTTGCAGGTTATCGTAAATCGCGGCGAGAGCGGGGTGCGACGCGACCGCAGCCTCGTTAGCACCGTCCACCTGCCGCCGCGCGGATGCTACTGTGGCGTCCTGAGGGAGGTCACTCCGCCCCATCGTGTTCACTGCCGAGTCCACTTGAATCTTCACGCTGCTCGCCGTCTTCTGGTGCAACACTTGCTTCGCCGCTGGCTTCGGCTCTCGTTTTAGTATTAGTTTCAGGGCTTGGTACCCGCCAAACACGACGAGCGTTGTTGAAATGATCGACGGCACGTCCATATTCTGCACTTAGATTGGAATATTCGTCGTCCAGTTGATTAAAATCTCTCGTAAACTTGGCTTCACGGTTCGACAGATGAGCGCGAAGCTCGAGCAGCTCGCGGTCGCGCGATTTGCTATGATGGCGCTGATTCTCCCACCAATCCTTCGCCTCTTTATACCCAGGGTCGTTCGTCAGCATCGTGCTCTTGATGTCCTGCAGATATGGCTTGCCCCACGGCAGCTGCGCCGCTCCGCCCCACATTCAGCGTACTCAGGCCGTTAGATTTTTTTGGATACTTTCACAAATCCTCGTCGTCGCTAGCTACGTAGAGCGGGTTAACCCAAGGGCGTTCGCGTTGGGTACGAAAGTTGCTAGCCCGCCGTTGATTGAATTCAGCGGCACTCCAGACAAAGATAGGGTTAGCCTGACGATCCGAAGCCATCCGTCTGTGTGGTTGAAGAACTTCTCGACCTGCAACTTGTCTTTTCTCTACCCCCCTGGGATCCAATGATACATTTACTGCCTTATATCCGGGATTGAAAGTACTCCCAGAACCGTAAATCGGGGGTGGCGAGTTAGGGTTAATTCCATAAAAGTTAGATTCGGCATCCATATCTTCGACATTCGGTGGAGTGGGCTGAGCAGGCAGGGCTTTGAACTCGTATTCCGGCGGAACCGAGTCCCCCGGGTTAAACCCAGTCCGTCCGACGAATTCTACATACTCAGACATATCTTCTTCATTGCTGGGTGGACGATTCTGCGCAGTATATTTTTGACTGGATGGCCTGACGCCACTGCCTGGAGACGGCGGGCGATCACGATCCCGTTCCCTGTCCACATCGGACCGGACGCCCCGGATAAATTCACCAGGCACATGTCAAGCTTTCCCGCCTTCGACGTACTGAGAATTTTGAGTGGTTCTCGTTCTATCGTAATACTTATCTTCTTTCATACGTTCTCTACCTTGAAACACCGGATTATTGTCCACATAGCCTGTACCATTCGATGTGGGTTTCTGAGTATTTGTCTGGTCAAAAAAAGTAGCCCCATCTGAATCAAAAAATGACGGATTTGCATCCATGGGTATTTTGAATGACTGCTCAGTTTGCGAGTTGGGCTCTATTTTTACGGTAGTTTCCGAATTAGACTCTGGCCCTTGATACCGCCACTGCGTACCATTTCCAGTTGGCTTAGTGTCCAATAATGGGTCATTGCGCATCATCTCACTCGGCATCTTGGGACCACAGTTAGAGCGGTCAAAGTCACGCGTAGGGGCGTGATTGAAGTTCACAGCCTCACTAATGGGCATCCCCTTAACCCATGTCTTGAAGTAGGCCCATGCATCCTCCAAGTTCTGCGGTCCGAATTCTGCGAGTTGATTAAGGTCCATAGTTTCGCGCTCTGCTGATATTTTGGAGTCTATGAGATATTGGCGGACTCCGGGTAGGTGTGTGAGTTGAGATTTACCCCACCAAGTAGGCTTCCATTTATCCTTGGCTCCCACCTTGCCGTCCATGAAATGCCGCCGCTCGACGACACCCTTCCTACTGTTGTCGTACTCAGCCATTGCATCGTTGTGGTTGTGTTGTCCTTGAAGCCAAAGGCTGAATTCATTGTGGAGCGCTTGTTTTGCTTCGCGACGAAAGCCAGTTGCCGCTTTCTGTGTATACACGAGTCTGTCCATTCCATTCAGAGTTTCCGGCACTTCGTATTTAGTCCCGCTGTTACCAGCACCTAGTGCATTCGAGAGATACTCCATATCGTAAGTCGGATATGACGAGACATTCGCGGCACGCTCAGACACGTTAGACCCGCGACCGCCTGTATTCCACACCATCCAATTAATAACACATTAGAACATATTTCTAAACATACAGTAACAGCAATACTGATGGAGCTCGCCCAACAGCGCTCTGTGGACTGGCACACCGCCCGCCGCGGCGAACTAACCGCATCGAATTTGGGATCAGCGCTTGGACAGGTGAGCTACACGACGCGTGCAGAGGCACTGCGGCGCGCGCTCGGGACGGATACGTTCGTCGGAAATGTTGCAACAGACCACGGTACAAAAAACGAGCAGAATGCGATCGTCGACTACCTGATACTTACAGGAAACCTCGTGGATGCGACGGGGTTGTGGATTCACCCGGATTACACGTGGCTCGCCGGATCACCGGACGGTTTTGTTGGTGACGATGGCATGGTTGAGGTCAAATGCCCCTTTTACAAACGCAAGAATGGGCAGCGTCTTCACTCCACTGTACCGGGCCACTACTGGATGCAGATCAATGCGCTACTTCATATCACGAAACGCAAATGGTGTGATTACATCTGTTGGTGTGAAGAGGGTATGGTGGTCTACCGCGTCTATCCAGATCCAGACACCTTTGACTACCTGCTTTCATTCTATTCCCACTTCTACACCGCGATCAGTACACAGGCGTCAAAACCCCTTCCGCTAAAGCCCAAGACCCGCAGCGACATCGAGAAGCGAATCTCGTTCGCAATTCAGCGCACCGTGGACACGTACCACTGTTCCTACAAGCATAAGGGGTCACTCCCTGTATCTTCTGACATATCAGACAGTGATGAAGATGAGGACCCGTCTATTAATGAGAGCAGCAAAAAACAGTGCATTTCCATCGTTCCCAAATTGGCCGAGTTCCCAGCTACTAACACAGCAGCGTCTGCGAAGGGCACGTTGGCAGGCAGCAAAGATATTCGGACAGAACGAGCCTGCTGCACGCTCCGTGTTTAAGATGTTCGTCAAGAATAACTACAGATACGGCGCGAGTGTGAAATTTGATACCGCCGGGACATTGAAACGCCTCCGCCGAGCTGAATTCGAAGACGGCACCGGGTTCGACAACGAAACGCTCGCGTACAACGACAGCACTAAGATTGTGATGTTCTCCCGCATGATGCACGACGCGGAGATTGTTCAGGTTTTAATTCACGAGGCGCTTCATAACTGGTGTCTCGTGCGGGGGAAGTATATGGGGTGCGAGCGTGAACACGCGTGCATGGCTTTGTTAGGGGATCCGAATGAGGAATATTCTAAATTTAAAGTATAAAAGTCATTTATGGGGTATCAGTTCAAGCGTAGTGATATCACATATGTTCCCGACACTCACGCCTACCAATCAAACGCCGCGACTCCAACATTCATGGGGAAGGTGGCTGGACACCCGTATTATGAAGGGCGCTTGATCACCAGCACAAAACTTGGTAAGTATCAGAAGATTGGCACGGCGACGGGCGCTGTGAATACAAATTACACGGCTGGGGTACAAAATAAGCCCCCCGTGTTCACAAACAACGCTGTGGCTAGTGCAGAGGCCAGCGCAATCGCGCGCGGGCCCATTACGAGTCAATACAAGCCCAGCGCACATCGTATAGATTTTCTAACGCTTAGTATGAGACACTCTGGAAATCCAATCCTCCCTATCCGCTACTACAACTAAAAAAAATGGGTTGCTCGTTCACCCCCTTCACGACCGTCGACGCCAAGCAGGTCTTCTTCGCGATGGGGCCGGAGCGCAATGGCAAGCCGGTGGTCGCCATGGTGTACGGCGACTACTCCGGCGAGGTCGCGGTCGTCACGCCCGCCTGCGTGACGAATTGGCCGCGCTGCACGGGCGACGGAAACTACGGCACGATGTGGGGCCCAACGGACGTGACCAAGACCAAATTCACACTCGATCTCACGGACGCGCCGATCAACAACGCAGAGAACACGCTGTTCACTGACTTCACAACCCTGCTCACTGCGATCGACGACAAGCTTCTTGATTTTGTGTTCGCCAACCAGCTCAAGCTCCTCGGGCGCAAGAACCTGAGCCGCGACGAAGTGCGCATGCTGCAGATCCGCACGGTGCGCCAGAAGTTTGACAAGACCACGGGACAGCAGAACGGCAACACGCTGCAGTTGAGCGCGGCCAAGTTTGTGTGGGACGGTATGGGCGGCAAGGTCGTGAAGACCGTGAGCGTCTGTGATCGCACCGGACAGGTGCTTCCTGGCGGAAACGTCGCGTACGGCGACGTCGTCGCTGCCACTATGTATGCAAACTAGATCTATACCGGCGTCGGCGGCGACAAGTTCGGCATTCACTGGTCATTTGCCGACGTGTCCATCATCTGCCAGCGCTCTAAGCTGGAGCTCAAGACCGAGGTCAGCGCGTTTCAGAACATTGAATATGCCTTTGCACAGGACTACACAACGCCGGCGCCTCAGACGTTCGGAATGGAAGTCGAACCCGCGCTGCAACAGTTCTAACTGTATACCACATAGAGAGGGTGGCAATTAGTACGTGTCCTATGAGCCACTGCAATACAAGCGCATTCTGTACCCATGCGTGTTGCAGGTATAATGTGTGCGGCGCAATCAACGCGCGCAGTTTGAGTGGAGAGTGTCTGAGGAGTGTGCGCTTATAAAGCTGTGTGTCTATTTTGAGGAATGGGTCCATATTGAGCATTCGCAGAGGTTTTGTGAACGACCGCAATTGTTTTGTCGCGTCGTCTGGTTCCCCTCTATAGGATTCTGTTATAACCTTCTACCACGCCGAGAACTTGTCCATGTGCGGCATGCTAGCGAGCGAATAGTGTGTGTCCGTGAGTGGATTCGCGTATGTGAGAATGAGTACGATCGTCAATAATCGACGTGCGTATGTCATACGTTGTGAACTAATACATGAGAATATTATAGAGGTGATACAGTCTTTCTAATTTATTCACATATAGTACAATGCCGCCAACTGAGCCTAAACCCAAAGTTGAAGAGGCCTCAAAAAAAACAGATGCTGCGGCACCTGTAGCGGATGGCAGTGGAATGCGAAATGTCTAAAAAGGCGGTGAGAATAAGACGTACGGGCGCAATGCCACTATGCCTATTCTGGCATCGGACAAGTACGCAGAGGTGCAGATTCCAGATTTGCTTGAATTCAATCCAGATGATATTATGCTAGATGGCACAATTGTCGCATGTGGGACGGCGCACTGAAAAAAATTGGGTATTTCGCAACCTTATGTACCACATGAAGGACAAATTTACCGCTGGCATAGTGATCAGTCAAACAGACGAACTCAACCACTTTTGGTTGCAGTACGTGCCACAGGCTTATATCTTCAACAAGTATGACCCGGCTATTCTCGACGCGATATTCGCGCGGCAAAAAAAGATCTTGAATGACCCCACACTCACCGAAGAAGAGGCAGAGGAAAAGGCTCGTTTTTTTGTCTTGCTGGACGACGTGATCCCAGATTCCCGTCTTAAGCACGACAATAACCTAATGGAGCTCTTCGTTGCTGGACGTCACTATAAAAATTTTACGCTAATTACCACGCAGTACGCTAAGGGAATCGCTCCTGTTCTGCGAGAAAACACAGACTATATTTTTATTATGAAGACTCTGCAGATGCGCCAGCGCGAGTCTCTGTGGGAAGACTTCGGGGACTTCTTGACTAAAGACGCATTCGCACAGATACTGGACGCATACACAGAGGATAATGAAACAATGGTGATAAACACATGTCCAGATACACACGTCGATCCAATGGAAATGATGAGCTGGTGGAAGGCGGTAGACCCTGGAGAATTCAAAATGGGCTCGAAAGAGTATTGGGAGAGTGCCATGAACGGTATAGAGGATGGCGGCGTGCCCCCTGCAGGAGGGCCACAGTCTGCCTCGGATATGTTAACAGTCCAGCATATTATGCCACAGCCCTGGCGGCAGTACATTTAACTTTCTAAACGACTCAGAGATAGCATAATGAGCAGCATCGCGATTCGCAATGGAATCAGCCACGTCGCCGTCGGCGTACTCGCAGGATCGATAATTGAATCGATCATGCCCGTTTTTTCGGGCGAGGGATCCGACGCAACTTCGCAAGTCCTCGAATTGGCAATTCAATCGGCATTGAACGGACTTGCTGTCGTCGCTTCCTCGAGTCTAATTGACGTTGATAGTGATTCAACGCACGGAATTCCGTTTTCCTTGGGGCTGCTTTACTCACAGGAGTCTCTACGTCTGCGCATCGCAA